GGGCTAGGACTTGCATATAGTGGTGCAGTTAGTGCAGTTCAAAGTGTAAACAGTGTAAGTGCTGTAAATGCATTAGGTAGTGCAATCTCTGGACAAAGAATCATTAATACTGGAAGTATGACCGGTACTAATCAAGTTTCTACTAGTACAAGCATTGGTGCTTAATTAATTTAAAAACTCTTTAGAGCTTTTACACCTCCTTTATGGGGGTGTTTTTTTGAGTGTATGATCTTGATATAGTACTCAAGCATTGATACAACTGACGCATATAAAATTCGTGGCTCAAAAATTTTAAGTAATAGTGTAACACAGATAAGAATGGTCTTATTTGTACAGATTACACCTGGGGCTTTGCATAGTTATATAGGCAACGGTCCTAGCATTTTTACTTTAAGGAAAAATAAAATGGCTGATTTCTTAACAACTGATCCTTTCTTCTCTCTATTACAAAACGTACAAGACGTAAAGACCAAAGTTTCAGATAGTATTTTCGAGAACTACAAACTACAAGTCGCACAAACAAACGACATTAACAATCGTGCTATGCAAGTTGCATTACACGACGCTAGTGCATTGGCTGATTTGAAGCAAGCAACTGCCGAAGGTACACTACAAACTATGTTGGCTGCTGGTCGTACAGATGCTGCTATCGGTGCTACTGCTGCTGCAACTCAACGTGCAGTATTTGAGCAAGGCGAGATGACTCGTGCTTTGATCAATGGTCTAAACACACAAAACTTAAACACAGCATTGATCAACACCAATACAGCATTGTCTGGCATTGGCGGTCAATACGCCGGTCTAGGTCTTGCTTATGGCGGCGCTGTAGCTGCTTATCAAAGTGCAAACAGCGTAAGTGCTGTAAATGCATTAAACAGTGCTTTGGCCAGCAACGGTATTATCAATACTGGTTCAATGGCTGCTACTACACAGACTGCTACACCAACTAGCATTCGTTAATCAACCTTAAGGAGGAACCCATTATGTGGAGATCCGGATTTGGAGGTTATAATGGTTGGGGTGGATATCCTAGAGGATATCTAGGAGCCGGAATTGGTTACCCATATTACGGACTTTTAGCATATCCTTATTATGGATATGGTTACCCCGGTCTAGGGTATGGTGGTTACGGCTACCCATACTAAAGTTGCAATACTTTATATAGGCCGACTCACAAGGTTGGCCTATTTTTTTAACAAGGAAAATAATATGTATTCAGGTTATATGTATCCTTACTATAGAAGCTGGGGTTTTGGTTATCCTACTTACGGTGTTGGTTATCCAACATGGGGTTATGGTGGTATTCCAGGCTATGGTAGTTATGGCGGAATTAATGCCATAGGTAGTGCTATAGCAACTAACAGTGTGGTCAACACTGGTAGTGTCATTGGACTTACACAAACTGCTACACCAACAGTGATTTGGTAAGGACCAAAAATGTACAAAAAAATATCGCATACAATTGTTGAAGAACATTTTAATCATCCTTCTGTTTTAGGTGAAGTTAATAAACGTTCCAAAGATTTTCAAATATATACTTTTCCATTATTAAAACAAATTGAAAAAGATAGTATCAATGGATGGGCACAATTGAGTTGGAGAATCCGTAGTCTTGTAATCAGCATTACCAGTGGTGACAAAGATATTGATCTTCTAGAAATACGTATGGCCAGTGATATAGATAATATTGCTAAAATACTTAGATCAACGTATGGCGATACCGGAGTAATCACATTTACTAGACTGCTCAACAATCTAATGCTATCATTGGTTGGTGTTATAACAGATGTAAATGCCAATACCGATACTACTGTATCAATGGCAACATTAAATGATGACACTAAAGCATTTGCTGATTTTTTAGAAAGTGTGAACTCACAATGGCCCGCAAGTGCGGTAATAGATATTTTCACTCAAATGGAAAATCTATATATGCTACAGACAACATCACGTATGAATAAAGAATGGGCTGCAGGTGTTGATGCAGCCGACACTGCTTACAACATAATAGTTATAGAACAATCTAACGGCGATCCTAGTTTTGCTGATATATTTTCATCTGGTATCATAGGGTCTAATGAAATATTAATCCCCACTCCCTACTCTAATTCAAAGGAATAACCATGTATAAAAAGATTTCACATACTATCGTTGAAGAACATTTTGATCACCCGGCAGTATTACCTGATAACATAAAGTCTGGATTGTATTCTCCAGGAAACCCGTTACCATTACCTCCATCGGTAATGACTGAAGAAACAATGACATTCCGTATGGATAGTCGCACATTATGGACTAGATATGCATTAGGTATGATTAACTACTCCGTTAGTGATTTAGGAGACCTGGCAAGCACAGGTAATGTAAAAAATAGTTTAGCTAGAAATTCTGCTAATATCGGAGCATACTTTACTCCATATTATGGTCTTACAGCCGGTGGTAAAATTTCTGATTATTTGACAGCTCTTACTGCTAATGGTATAAAAGTAGTTGATACTATTAAAGCTGGAAGAAATGATATTGCTGTTTATATAGAGATATGGTCTAAACAATCCACTGCATTTGCAGAGTATTTAAATGAACTCAATCCAAATAATTATCCCAAAGATTTATTAACGGAAATGTTTATTAATCTTACTAAATTTTGGGTTGAAGATTTTAATGCTAGGTATAACAAAGACTTTGCAGCAGATGCAGTTGCATTAGATAACATTCTAAAAGTTGGAGTAACTGGAGTACCGGATCATAGCAAAGCAGGTTATCGCAGTATAGCTGATATACTTAGCTGGGGAATTATTTCTCAGTTTCCATTAATGTTTACACCAGGAACATAATATGAGTTTAATACACATATCTGATAGTAGTGGTAATAGAGATGAGTCCTCCGATTTAGGAACTCATGTATTACTATGTTCTCAGAAATATCAGGTATTAATGGATAGAGTCGATCGAATTGAAAAGAGAATCGATGACATTATACAACAAAATAAGGATAACAAAAGAATCATTATAGGGGCATTCATTACAGTGGTCACGGGAACTATTACATCTTTGATCACTATATTAATTAAACTTCCACATTAATAGGTAAGAGTATGGACAGCATAGTTGAATATCAAAGAAAAGTAGAAATAATTAAAGTTGCTAGAAAACAACTTTATGATGAATACCTCAGCCAACAACACAGTGGTTATAAAAATTGGATGGTTGATAGTGAGGTTGCTTGGAGAACTCGAGGAGAAAAATTACCAACCCCAGAAATGGTTGTATTTCCTTCAGAAGCTGATGTGATAGCCAGAGCATTAGAATTATATAATCTAAACACTTTTTCCAATCCTATTAATGCATTGCCAACAGAGCCGCCAGCAGAGATTCCTCCAGTTAGTGAGTATCCTGAAAAAATACAAGAAATATATTCAGAAACAATTACTGTTGAACCCACAGTAGAGGCAGAACCAACAGTGGAAGAAACTCCACCTGACCCAGAGTCTCCGTCAATATCTGACCAATTATCAGCAACATATAATGATAGATTTAATCAAAGTATGGCCGAAGTTAATGCCAGATTGAACATACAAACAGACAAACCAGAATCTCATAATGATACAGATAACGATACAAATCCAGAACCTGTTGTAGAGACATCTCCAACAATTCCTGAACCAGACCCAATTGTTCCTGTTCAAAGAAATACAGGTATACAAGCTCTTATATCAAAATTATTAAAAATTGATCAACAAGGAACAAATAATGTTTAACACACTAGGTATATATTCTAACCAACCTCCAATAGGTACCCATCCTATAAATGGTTCTAGGACAGGAGGATCTGCATTTGTAGAAAATATAACTAACAATATTGGTGGGGGTTTTTCTAGTGGAGGTATACAAGGTGCCACTGGATATACTGGATCATTTGGTTATACTGGTAGTCAAGGTGCCCAAGGTCCGAGTAATGGGTATACTGGTTCTGTGGGTTATACAGGAAGTATTGGTTATACTGGATCACAAGGAAATCCAGGAGGACTAATAATACCAGTTACTGATGTAGCAACTTCTACATATACAGCACTATCTACTGATTATTTCTTATGTGTGTTAACCATTGGTATAGTAACAATTACTTTTCCTACAGGTGTAGTAGGCACAGTTTATATAGTTAAAGATTGTTTTGGCGATGCGGCAAACAATCCAATTACTATTCAAGGCACCGGTGGGCAATTAGTTGACGGATCAACTGCTACAATTAATACAAACTTTGGAAGTCTACAATTTGTATTCAACGGCGTAGATTGGAGCATTGTCTAATGTCATATAAATCACCACTAGCATCAACCACAGACTATGGCATCGTCAAAGTCGGCACAGGAATCTCCGTCACAGATGGTGTCATAAGTGGCAGTACAGGTCTACTTAACTATGGATTTGTGGTTAGTACCACAACTCAGACTAACCCTGTATCTGGTGCTATTAATATAGTAACCTTTGACTCAATTGGTCCTGCAAATGGTATAACTCTAACAGGTGGCGGCACACAAATAACTGTGGCCAATGCTGGCGTTTATACCAAGTTGTTTACTATTATTGTAAGCAAAACTAGTGGAGGTACCAGCGGTGTTACTATATGGCTACGCTATAATGGAGTAGACTTGCCCGGCTCGGCACAGCCTTTACAGTTAATCAATACACTGAGTCAAATTTTTGTCACAGGTAATTATACTCTTACTATGGCAGCAGGCTCTAATATCGAAATGTGTTGGACCAGCACTGATACTACTATTGCATTGTCGGTCTTGCCAGCTGGGGTAGCTCTGGTTACACCAACTGGTTATAGTACCAAAGTTACATTAACAAGGATCAGTTAAGGAACTATTATGGCCATCAATTACAACACTAAATTAGTTACCACAACACCTTATACTGTAGTATCTACAGATGAAGTTGTATTGGTCAATGTTGCCGGTCCAGCATCCGTTATCTTACCTACTATACAAGCAGGTAAAAATACTGCGTTTTATATAAAAGACGCCAGTGGAGCGGCCTTGGCCAATCCCATTACCATCACTGCCCAAGGCGGTGCAACAATCAATGGAATAGGATTTGCATTGATCAATGGCAATTACAGTCACGTTCAATTTGTTTGGGACAGAACAGGTTGGCTGACACTTACAAACTAAAGGAAATATTATGTCATATACTAATAACCCAAATTCAATACTAGCAGGAACTGGTATTGTAATTACACCAACTACAGGCACTGGCGCAAATAGAATTACTATCAGTGCCGGTGGTGTGGTTATCACAGCAATCAGAATTGCAGTAACAACTCCGGTGGCAGTACTATCAGCAGACGCTGCCATCAGCGTACAAGTTCCAGGACCAGTTGCGGTTCAAGTTAACTTACCAGCTGGTGTCACAGGACAAACGTTTATTATCAAAGATGGTCTAGGCTTAGCCAGTGTAGCAACACCTATTACTATTACACCAACAGCAGGTACTATTGATGGTGTCGCCAATGCTACAATTAACACTCCATATGGTTCACTAACATTGATCTATGATGGCGTACAGTGGTTGATCACATAATACTATGAATAACTTTTTTAATATTAAACTCACTGCGGTCAATTACACAGCCACTGATGTAGATGAGTATATAGGTGCCACTGCTTCGGGTGTAATTATTACTTTACCTCCAGGAGTAGAGGGCAGATGGTATTATATTAAAAATCAAGTCAGTGGTACTATCACAGTACAGGCCTCTGGGATAGACACCATTGACGGTAGTGCCACCAAAACACTGAGAACCAATGCTGGCATTATGCTGGTTTTTGACAACATAGGATGGAAAATATTATGAGCTTCTTATTCCCCATAGCTACTACAACTAGTCTAGGTCTAGTTCAAGCTGGTACTAATATTGCCATCGATGCCAACGGAGTTATATCTACCACAGGCGGCGGTAGTGCCACTATCGGTACATGGACACCTGCTATTACTTCCAGTACTCCAGCCACTATTACAATAACCGCTGCCACTGCTAACTATTCCAAAATTGGACAACAAGTGACCTGCTACTTTGACATCACTGTATCAGTTGAATCTGGAGGTAGTGGTTCAGGATCTTTATTCTTGAGCAATTTACCATTTACCAGTATTACCAGTACAGGATATGTTGGCAGCGTGATTGTTTCATATTTTGAAAATGCACAATCAAAAGAAACTACTATAACCGGATCTGTAATCAGTAATTCAACTAGAGCAAGTTTATGGAATGCACACGAAGTGTTTGACATAACTTGTTTAACACAAGACGATATACAGCCCACAACCAGACTGCAAGGTACAGTGATTTACCTCAGCGCAAGCTAAACGACATTAACACAAGGAGAAAAAAATGTCATACTTATTTCCAGATGCAACCACAACCGACCTAGGGGTCGTTCAGGTTGGAGCCAACATCAATGTTGACGCCAACAGCGTCATATCTATACCACAAAGTGTGGCAACTACAGCCACAGTTACATTTGGTACGGTCAATGTATCTAACACGCTAACCCTAAATGGTGCCAGCGTTATTACCAGCGTTACCCCAACAGCAGGAACAGGCATTAGTTTGACCAGTGTAACAACTAGTGGACCTGCGGCCGCATTCACAGTCAACAACACAGGTGTTACTAGTATTGTGGCAGGAACTAATATCAGCATCAACACTAGCACCGGAGCAGTAACTATCACTGCCAGCAGTTCACCGCTTGTTCAAACAACTGGTACTGCCGTGGCTTATCTAGCCACAGCCGCTGATGAATACATTGGTGTTACTGCTAATCCAACTACCGTTACATTACCCACAGGTGTTACAGGCAAGACATACATTGTTAAGAATGAAACTACTGGTAACACTACTGTAACTGGCACACTTGGACAACTATTAGATAGTACTCTTACTAAGACTTTAGGTGCCAGTGCTAGTCTAACTGTTGTATTCCGTGCGGGTGCATGGCGTCTAATTTAATCGATCACATTAAAGGAAAAATAAAATGTATAAAAAAGTAACACATACTATAGTGGAAGAACATTTTGATCACCCTATGGCTACTGAAATTAAAAAAATGGTAGATTGTTTAGCTACCGGAACAAATACTGTTTCGGCTGTTAATTATAATCAAGCCATTAAATTTAGACTAGATAATAGAAATTATTTTTCTAGACTACAGGCAAAAATAAGAAATTATGTACTTAATTTACTAGATCCTAGAGATGACGTAATAATCACTAATATGGTTTGGGAAGATTTGTCTAAGACCATAGATAGTTTAGGAGACTTAATTGTTCCTTATTATGGATCTGCTGCCGGAATGGCTTTTAGCAAATTACTAAAAGAATATTTAATGGCGGCGGGAGATCATATTAAAGCTATGAGAGCTGGAAAAGATACTACAGAATTGGCAGCAAAATGTGCTAAGACTATAGATGATATTGCTAACTTTTTAAGCAAAGCAAATCCTGTAAATTGGCCGGCTGCTGCTGTTACCAAAATTTTTACAGATTATAAAAACGCTTTGATTGCACAAGCAGATGCTGTGATTAAGAAAGATATTGCTGCACAGACAGTAGCAGAGAATCATCAACAAGATATATTATTAGGTAATCCAATTGGAGAAGTAGGATTTTCTGATGTATTTTCTACCGGAATAGTTAAACAATTTCCAGAAAGATTCGCATTGTAATTTGATTTTTATGTACCTAAGACGTAAATGTTTTAAACACTCTGATGGACATCTACTTACTTGTAGATGCTGTCAGAGGTTTGAGCAAAGGTATGATGTACTAGCCAATAAAATATTGATGTTAGAAAAACAGTCATTAGAAATGTTAAAACTAAAAAAAAACTCTAAATACAAGGTACAAGCCGATCAATATGATGGCAGAGACCTTATCTATAAATCTACTGGACAACCGTTAAGAGATATAGTGGATCTTAGAAATTGGGCAAGTCCAATCGAAGATCAAAGACGGTTAGGTAGTTGCGTTAGTAATGCCATAGTAGGTGCTTATGAATTATTATTGAACAGAGATGTTCCCAAAGAATTTGTAGATCTCAGTAGGCTATTTGTCTACTACAATGCACGTCTTATTGAAGGGTCTCCTAATGAAGATACCGGGCTTTATCTTAGAGATGGGATTAAAGCGGTTAAAGATCAAGGAATATGTAAAGAAAGTTTGTGGCCATATAATGTTAGTAAGTTTTCTATTAAACCCAGTGATGCTAGTTATATTGATGCACATCATAGAAATATTAAAAATTATCATAGAATAACAAACGTAGAAGATATACTGGATGCATTAAATAACAATAGACCTGTGGTATTGGCCATGGATGTCTATGATAATTTTGATTATCTCAACCCCGTAGATTTTATTATATCTATGCCCAAAGGTTCAGAATCTGCGGTGGGTGGCCATGCCGTATGTTTGGTTGGCTATGATTTATCCCAACAACTAATATTAGCTAGAAATAGTTTTGGTAAAGATTGGGGATCAGATGGATACTTTTGGATCCCATTTGATTATCTAAAAGAAAACACTTTGGACTTATGGGTATTTGATATAGTATTGAACTCTTGACATATAAGCTGATATAATGTATAATAACTTATACCAGCAACAGAGATATCATAAATGGACAAATTTAAATATACAATTTCTTGGACTCAAAGTCTAAGTCCAAGTATGTGGGATTTATCTTTAATGTCCCAACATTTGGTAAAAATTAGGAACCAGGCCTACGAAGCTGAAGAAAAACTAATTGAACTACAATTAGAAAAAGCAGGTCTTGATGACGCTAACTCTGTTCTTACTGAAATTATGAGGAAATTATGAATACGGCAAAATCTTGGACTATTACTTTAGAAGAAGATACAGAAACTGGTGATTTGCTTCTCCCATTGCCTGCAGAAGTTTTAGAACTTAAAATATGGAAAGAAGGAGATACATTAGAGTGGATTGATAATAATGATGGTACTTGGAGTATCCAGAAAGTCGAAAAGTGAATAGAAAAATAGGTTTTAATTGTAGTAGTTTTGATCTGTTTCATGCAGGTCACGTAACTATGCTTAAAATGGAAAAAGAATTGTGTGACTATTTGATAGTTGCGCTACAGGTTGATCCTACCATTGATAGACCTGGTATTAAAAATAAACCTGCTCAAAGTGTGTATGAACGTTATGTACAATTGCAGGCCTGTAAATATGTAGATGAGATTTTAGTCTATCAAACAGAACAAGATTTACTTAATCTTATAATGACACAAACTATTGATATAAGATTCCTCAGTGAAGAATATTTGAATAGAGATTTTACGGGTAAACAATATTGTCTCAATAATGGTATAGAATTGCATTATCATAAACGCGAACATCAATACAGTAGTTCAGAATTACGTAATCGTGTATATCTATTAGAATTAGAAAAAAATAATAATGATGATTTAGGTATCCCCCAATATAGTCCAGAACTACTAGAAAAATACAAATCATGATCAAACGAATAGGCTTTGCCTGCAAATGGATTGATAACGCAGAGCAAGTAAATGGTATTAAACCCACCGATGATGCTAAAAAGTATAATACAGGTAGTACTACTGTTGCATGGTTAAATAGACAAAGCAAAGATGTCGCAGAACAGAAACTCTGGGACTTGATGGTAGGTAATATCGAAAGCACCAGATTGCTGGTGGAAAGAGTAGGACAACTTGATCAGAATCTTAGGATGGTTCGCCTTAGCAGTGATTTGCTGCCTGTTTATACCCAGTCTGATTGGGCTTATTTCTGGCGCCGTAATGATGTGCGCGATTATTGCGAGCGCAATTTTCTATCTATTGGGGACTACGCTCGCAGCAATGATGTACGCCTTAGCTTTCATCCTGGGCAGTTTACTGTGCTTGCCTCTGATAATCCTGATATTGTTAACCGTAGCATAGAGGAGTTTGAATATCATGCAGATATGGCCAGGTGGATGGGGTATGGTAAATCTTTCCAAGACTTTAAAATCAACGTCCATATCTCGGGTAGAGCCGGTCCAGCCGGTATCCAAGCTGCCCTTAAAAGACTCAGCACCGAAGCAAGAAATTGCATCACCATCGAAAACGACGAAATCAGCTGGGGAATTGACTCAAGTCTTGAACTCTGCAACGATCTCGCTTTGGTTTTAGACATACATCACCATTGGATACACACAGGAGAATATTTTGAAATTAATGACGACCGTACTAAAAGGATTATTGATAGCTGGAGGGGTGCTCGCCCTGTTTTACATTATTCCGTCAGCCGGGAAAATGTACTTACAGGCCATACCGGACTACAACGCCCCTCTCTTGTTCCGCTAATGGAAAGTGGTCACAAAAAAGGAAAACTTAGAGCCCACAGTGATTTCTACTGGAATACAGCAGTTAATGAATGGGCTCTAAGTTTTTTAGACCACTTTGATATCATGGCCGAATCTAAAGGTAAAAATCTAGCCAGCTTCGCATTGTACGAAGAGGCTAAACAATTAGGCCTTCTTTGATTTTGCTTTAATAACTGTCAATTTAGGAGCCTTGGCTTTTGCTGGGGCTTTTTCTTTGACTGCTACTTCTGCCTTAGGAGCACGTGGTTTACGAGCTTTCTTCTCAGGTGCAGCAGTAATAGCCGAACCTTCAGCAGCATTAACTACTGCTACTTGATCCATAACTGGTGCTGCTTCTACTACCGGAACCAATGGAATTGGTGTTGTTGCTGCTGGCTCAGGAACCTTGTAAGGTGCTGATTCAACAGGTGCTTCAACTGGCTTACCCACGAAGAATTCTTTGATTTTCTTAAACATTTTAAATTTCCTTTTAGAAAAATGTATGTTTATTTAACCATCGATAAATACCTAGTTAAAAAAAGATTATCTGTTCAAAGTATATAAGGAATAAAAATGGCCAATAATATTATAGAAAGTATAGTAGAAATAGAAGAATACGAAGACGATAATGAAATAGATCGTGATGATTTTACCTTTATAATAGGACCAGATGGCGATTTAAAATCTATGATAATTCCCGAACGTTTAATGGATGATCCTCCAGAAGAGGTGAAAATGATCTTAGAAATGTTTGGAATAGATGATATACACGATTTGAATAATAGACTGCTGCATTAATTACTTGGGCAAGTTTCGATAAATACTCTATACACTACGTTATAGAGGATATCGATGACCCAACAATTAATTAATCTTGGAAATGGTGCAAATACCGGTACCGGAGATAGCATTCGCACAGCTTTTTCAAAAGTTAACGACAACTTCAATGAACTTTATTTTGGAAATAATCTCGATAATAATAATATTATATCTTCCAACGGGTTAACTTTTCTCAATAATGTAGTAGCCGCCAGCACAGCTACATTAACTACTAGAGTAATTGCATTAGAATCAACTGCCACTAGAATAACCAATACTGTAACTAATTTAATTACTCGTGCAAGTAACATAGAAGCGGCAGCTACTACCTTAACTAATACTGTAACTAATTTAATTAGTCGTGCAAATAATATAGAAGCAGCGGCTGTTACGTTAACTAATACTGTAACTAATCTAATTATTCGTGCAGGTGCCATAGAAGCAGCAGCAGTTACATTAACTAATACCGTAACTAACTTAATTAATCGTGCAGGTAACATAGAAGCAGCGGCTGTTACGTTAACTAATACAGTAACTAATTTAATTACCCGTGCAGGTAATATAGAAGCAGCAGCTACTACATTAACTAATACAGTAACCAATCTAATTAGTACAGTAACTAATTTAAGTACTCGAATAGGTACTTTAGAAGGATTTACTGCTGTTCCAAGTGGAATGATCATGATATGGTCAGGAAGTGCTCCTAGTATTCCTACAGGATGGGTATTATGTAACGGATTGAATGGTACACCCGATCTTCGAGATAGATTTGTTATAGGAGTGGGGGGTGCATATGTACCTGGAAATTTAGGAGGTACTTCAACTTCTGTGGTTGTATCACATAGTCATACATTTACAGGAACTCCATTGCCAGGACATAGCCATAACACAAATATTTCTGGAGGGGGTGGTGGATCTGGTTACGTACATTTTAGTACTAATGGATATGAAGCAAGCCCTATACAAACTGATTCTGTATCTGCTGGTACACCAGCTGGAACTATTGGATCAACTGGTAATGATGGCGCAGGGAAAAACTTGCCTCCGTTCTATGCGCTTTGTTACGTAATGAAGACTTAATTCAAAGCCATGACCATACCACAATGGATCACCCCAGCTGGCACATTACTTACAGTAAACGGCCTAGTCAATACTTCAACAAATGTAGTAGCTAGCGGCAACAATAATGTATATAGTATCATATCCGGAAAGTTACCCAAAGGTCTAACTCTTTCTACGCGAGGATTAATATCTGGTATAACAACACCAAATATACAAAATTTAGAAAGTATATTCGTAATAAGAGCCACAGATACTGTAACTAATATTAAAGTAGATAGAACATTTAAAATTACAGTAACTAGATCAGATGCTCCAGTCTGGCCTGTTCCGCCTGCGTTAGTTAATGAAAACCAGGTTATGCAAGGAATATTTTTAGAAAATGAGTGGGTAAATATTACATTGTTAGCTCATGCTCCTGTAGTGAGTCCTACAAATTATCCTATTACATATTCCATAGCACCAGGTAGTCAAGAATTACCAGGAGGAATAGTATTAACACCAGCTGGAAAACTTACTGGAAAAATTTCTACAGGAGTAGGAATAGGATTAAAAAAGGTATACAATTTTACATTAATAGCCTCTGATGGTGTTGTTAGTTCTAGCCAAGCATTTAGTTTTACCGTGGTTAGCCCAGATACTTTTAGGGCAGATAGTACAGTGCTAATACTAGGGACAGATACCTCAAGTTTATTAGATTTAACAATTGCGGGTGGGGCTAATTCAAGTCCAGTTCAAGCTCTTCAGTTCTTAAATGGTACAAATCTAGGAATCATTAATTCTAATGATAATCAATATATTCCAGTAACCGCCTACGATCCTAATCCACTTTTAGGACCAGTAACCTATGAGTTAATTGCAGGTTCAGGTATGTTGAATAATCTACCACGAGGATTATCACTGAGCACATCAACAGGCTATATTTACGGATTTATCCCATATCAAACAGCATACTCTAATACCTATGAATTAACCATAAAAGCTACTAAAAATGGTGTTAGAGATTTTACAAGTGCTATTAATACATTTACTTTGACCATAAAAGGACAAATGGATAGTGATATAGAATGGATCACTGATAGCAATTTAGGCAGTATAGATACCGGTGTATTAAGTGAAATATCAGTTATGGCAAAACCCACCAATAGTGATTACAATATAAAATATAAATTGATGGGTGGAAATTTACCAGAAGGTTTAAAAGTAAATTTAGCTGGGAATATTCAAGGTAGAGCCATACCGGGATCAGCGGGAACATATACATTTGATATTGAAGCCAGCGATGTTTATAATTTTAGTGCTGTGAAAAAAAGTTTTAATCTTATGGTTACAGAAAATATTATGAGACCCAGTACTGAAATATATGTTAAACCATTTCTAATTAAAGAAAAAAGAGAAGCCTATAGAGATTTTACGGCCAACGAATTTACCTTTGATCCTAACTTTATCTATAGATATTATGATCCTAATTTTGGAATACAGCACGAACCAAAAATGGTATTAGAATTTGGTATAGAGCAAATTAACCTTCGTGATTATATTCCTGCTTTGAGTAAAAACTTTTATCGAAGAAGATTTAACTTTGGTGATGTTAAAATAGCAATAGCTAAAGATATACATGGAAAATTAATCTATGAAGTTGTTTATGTAGATGTTGTAGATAATCTAATTAATTCCGCAGGTGTAAGTGTTAGCCCTAACAATAACGTATATTATCCTGCTAGTATTGATAATATGAGATTAAGTTTGCAATCATTGGTGTTGGCCAATAACAGCGAAATAACAGTTGATGAATATCAAAGTCCTAGATTCATGAGAACTCCACAAGACGATAATTATAAACCTTTAAATTATATGCATATAATACCTATTTGTTATGCATTACCTGGTAATGGATCTCGAATAGTAAACAGAATAAAAGTTAGTGGATTTAAGTTTAATTTACTAGATTTTGAAGTGGATAGATTAATTGTGCAGCATAGCAAAGATAATACCACAGCTAAATATCTAATGTTAGATAAAACTTATAACACAATAAATACATCAACTCCACAATGATAGGTACTTAAAAATGGCTGCAAGACAAGAATTAATAGCATTACCTGCTTTAACAAGGCCTACAGACGGTGAAACCAAATTCATCGTTAAAGATTCTGGCATAGAGCAGACATTGTCTGTTGCTTCGGCTAGAACTCTATTAGGAACTAAAGGTGCAGATGGTGCTCAAGGGCCACAAGGACGTCAAGGAGCTCAGGGTAATCAAGGTTATAGAGGTAGTGCTGGATATACTGGTTCAAAGGGATCAGACGGTAATAATGTTAATATAAAAGGAACTGTTGCAGCTTCAGCCAATTTACCCACAACTGGTAGAACTATAGGCGATTGCTGGGTTACTACAAATAATAATCATATTTGGGTTTACATAGCATCTGCAATTACAGATTCTACTCATGTTAACGGATTTGTAGATATTGGTAATATACAGGGTCCACAAGGTGCTCAAGGTGCCCAAGGAGCAGGTTATCAAGGTGTTCAAGGATTCCAAGGTTATACCGGTAGTATTGGTCCGCAAGGAGTTCAGGGTAATCAAGGAGACAAAGGTTTCCAAGGTACTCAAGGTTATACTGGATCAACCGGGCCACAAGGGCTTCAAGGTGATAATGGATACTTTGGCTCAAGAGGATATTTTGGATCAACTGGTTATGTGGGCAGCGCCGGATATACCGGTAGTTTAGGATATACCGGATCTGCAGGTTATACTGGTAGTGTTGGTTATTGGGGTTCAACTGGTTATACAGGTAGTAGTGGTTATTGGGGATCAGTGGGTTATACTGGCTCAGTGGGTTATACCGGTAGCCTTGGTGCTCAAGGAGTTCAAGGTTTCCAGGGAGTTCAAGGCAATCAAGGATTCCAAGGTAATGTTGGATATTGGGGATCAACTGGTTATACAGGTTCTATTGGTACACAAGGATTCCAAGGTAATCTAGGCTATACAGGAAGTCTTGGAAATACCGGATATATAGGAAGTTATGGTTATACAGGATCAGTAGGATATACAGGATCATTTGGTAGTCAAGGACCTGCCGGTTATACTGGTTCATTTGGTAATCAAGGTTATCAGGGATCATTTGGCGAGGCGGGATATACGGGTAGTTTAGGTCCAAGAGGATATTGGGGATCAGTAGGTTACGTTGGTAGTTTAGGCTATTGGGGATCAACTGGTTATGCAGGAAGTAAAGGTGAAACTGGTAGCTTTACAGGTACAACTTCATCCACTGTTAATATCACTAATATTACAGCATCAACATCAACTACCACAGGAGCATTGACTGTTTCGGGTGGTATAGGAACACAGAATAGTGTGTATAGTAAAGATGGTAATCCTTTGTTAAATTATTTACTTTATACACCTAGTGTCACATTAACAAATAATGGCCAGCCTCCACCTAATCCACGTCCTGGAGATTTTTGGGTTGATGCAACCATACCAGCAGAATTACAATTTATTCAAGATGGAAATAATACATTCTGGATTCAGATTGCTTCATTATAAAAAGAGTTAACATATGGCAATATTAAATTTTCCAACAAATCCAACAGTAGGTCAAACTTATTCTTTCGGTGGGCAAACTTATCGATGGAGTGGATATGCTTGGCTAATTACCAGCAAGGGAAATGTTACTGTTGATTCTATAACTGTTAGCAGTGGTAGTAATACAGTATCTATTAATACTGGATCTATAACAATTAATGGTGCCCAAGTATTGACCACAGCATCTAATGCTGTTACTAGCAGCAATTCAACAAATGCCGACAATGTTTTAGTAAATTCTGCTACACCCTTTACTAAATTTTATGTAGGATTGACAGAAACTATAGGAACATATTCTGGTATTGATAGTGTTCTTTCACTTAATTATGATACCACAGATAATAAATTAACCACTGAAAACCTTGCAGTATCCGCATCTACATCAGCATCATCGACTACTACAGGTGCATTAACTGTAGTAGGTGGCGCTGGCTTTGGTGGTGATGTTTATGTTGGTGGTAATATATACAAAAACGGTATCTCTATTAATTATGGATATTGGGGATCAGTGGGTTATACAGGGTCATTCGGTGCTCAAGGTTATCAAGGTATTAAAGGGAATGATGGCACTAGTGTTAATATAAAAGGTTCCGTAGCAGATTCATCTAGCTTGCCTTCAACTGGTCAAAATTTAGGAGATGGATATATAACTTCAAATTCTGGACATCTTTGGGTGTATACAGGAACTGGACCATCTAATGGATTTAGTGATGTTGGTAATATACAAGGTCCGCAAGGATCTCAGGGTTTCCAAGGAACGCAGGGAAATCAAGGTAACACCGGTTACGCTGGGTCTTATGGAGTTCAAGGCAATCAAGGTTTCCAAGGTGATATAGGTTATACTGGATCATTTGGATCTCAAGGATTTCAGGGAAATGTAGGCTATACAGGTTCATTGGGCAATCAAGGTTTCCAAGGAAATACCGGCTATACTGGTAGTTTTGGTAGTCAAGGTAATACTGGTTATACTGGTTCATTTGGTGCTCAAGGATTCCAAGGTAATCAGGGTAACACTGGTTATACTGGTTCATATGGTAATCAAGGATTTCAAGGTAATCAAGGTTTCCAAGGTGTTCAAGGAAGTCAAGGTGATACCGGTTATACAGGTTCATATGGCAATCAAGGATTTCAAGGATTCCAAGGTACTCAGGGATTCCAAGGTAATACAGGCTATACTGGATCATTTGGAAATCAAGGCAATCAAGGAAGCCAAGGTAACACCGGTTATACTGGTTCATTTGGTAGTCAAGGGTTCCAAGGCAATCAAGGAAATGATGGTTATACAGGAAGTTTTGGTAGTCAAGGTTTCCAAGGTAATACAGGCTATACTGGTTCATTTGGTAGTCAAGGTTTTCAAGGCAATCAAGGAAATGATGGTTATACAGGAAGTAAAGGTGATACAGGTAGCTTTAGTGGATCAACAAATCAAGCAGTTAATATTACCGATAATACTACATCAACATCTACCACTACAGGTGCATTAACTGTAACAGGTGGTGTTGGCATTGGTGGCAATTTATATGTTGGTGGTGAAATTGTTGCTAACAAATTAACCATACAATATACCACAGTTACCACGACATCAATTCAAACCGATGATGTTATTAAAACTAGCAATACAACAGACGCTAGTTCAACCACTACAGGTGCATTACAAATTGCAGGTGGTGCCGGTATTGGCGGTAATCTATATGTAGGCGGAACATTATATAATAACGGTATTTCAGTGGGTTATGGATATTGGGGATCAGTAGGATATACCGGATCAATTGGCCATACAGGTAGTAGAGGTTATTTTGGTTCTACAGGTTATACAGGATCATTTGGTGTTCAAGGATTCCAGGGCAATCAAGGTGTTCAAGGATTCCAAGGTAATCAAGGTGTCCAGGGAGTTCAAGGTAGCCAAGGAGTTCAAGGCAATCAAGGTTATACTGGTTCATTTGGCTCACAAGGATTCCAAGGTGTTCAAGGCAATCAGGGAAGCCAAGGTGTTCAAGGAAGCCAAGGTTTCCAAGGTAGTGCAGGTTACACAGGTTCATTTGGTGCTCAGGGCTTCCAAGGTAATCAGGGATTTCAAGGCAATCAGGGCTTCCAGGGAAGTATGGGATATACTGGTTCATTTGGCTCACAAGGCTTCCAAGGTGTTCAAGGTAATCAGGGATTCCAAGGATATCAAGGCTTCCAGGGATATCAAGGCTTCCAGGGATATCAAGGTGCTCAAGGTAATCAGGGCTTCCAAGGTAATCAGGGATTTCAAGGCAATCAGGGTTCTCAAGGATACCAAGGTAATATTGGTTACACCGGATCTGGTATAAAAACAACAACATCTGCAACTGCTCCTCTATCTCCTAGTCCTGGAGACATTTGGTATGATACTACATTAGATAATCTATCTGTTTATACCTATGATGGAATTAGTTATTTTTGGATGGATCTTACCGGAGCAACAGGTACCACAGGTTATACTGGTTCATTTGGTGCTCAAGGTTATACTGGTTCATTTGGCTATCAAGGTTTCCAAGGTGCGCAGGGAAGTCAAGGTGTTCAAGGTTTCCAAGGTAGTGCAGGTTACACAGGTTCATTTGGTAATCAAGGATATCAAGGCAATCAAGGAAGCCAAGGATATCAAGGCTTCCAAGGTAGTGCAGGTTATACCGGTTCATTTGGTAATCAAGGATATCAAGGCAATCAGGGCTTCCAGGGTAATCAAGGAAATCAAGGATATACTGGTTCATTTGGTAGTCAAGGTTTTCAAGGTAATCAAGGTGGTACAGGTAGTTTTAGTGGATCAACAAATCAAGCAGTTAATATTACTAATACTACTGCATCAACATCTACCACCACAGGAGCATTAACTGTAATAGGTGGTGCCGGTATTGGTGGAGATTTATATGTTGGTGGTACAATTACTGCTAATCAATTAACAATACAATATACCACTGTTACTACAACATTGATACAAACCGATGATGTTATTAAAACTAGCAATACAACAGATGCCAGTTCAACCACTACAGGCGCATTACAAATTGCAGGTGGTGCTGGTATTGGCGGTAACCTATATGTAGGCGGTACAATATATAAAAATGGTATTGCAATTGGTAATGGATATTGGGGATCGGTAGGATATACTGGATCATTTGGTGCTCAAGGATCCCAAGGTGTTCAAGGTAATCAAGGTGTTCAAGGTGTTCAGGGATTCCAGGGCAGTGCAGGTTATACCGGTTCATATGGTAATCAAGGTTACCAAGGTAATCAGGGCTTCCAAGGTAATCAAGGCTTCCAAGGTAGCGCAGGTTATACAGGGTCATTTGGTGCTCAAGGATTCCAAGGTGCGGGCGGAGGTGGAGGTGCTCAAGGTAATCAAGGTTATACTGGTAGTATTGGTTATACTGGTTCATTCGGTATAGGATTTGACGGGGTAACATCTACAACAACAGTAACACCTGCTGCTACTGGAACAATCACATTGACTACAAATAAACAAGGTGCGTTTATTACAGGTAGTCGAGTACGTGCAGTTAATAACGTTTCCAATTACTTTGAAGGTATTGTTACAATTACCGGTGGAACCAGTTTTGCCATAGCTGCTGATTATAATGTAGGAACAACTTCTGCTAGTTCTTGGACTATTACCGATGTCGGAGTTCGTGGTGCTCAAGGTGCTCAAGGTACCTCAGGTACAAATGGTGCTCAAGGTTCTCAAGGTTACACCGGTAGTAATGGTGCTCAAGGTGCTCAAGGTACCGCAGGTACAAATGGTGCTCAAGGTGCTCAAGGTTACACCGGTAGTAATGGTGCTCA